ATGCGGTGCTGATCTGGTTCCAGATTCCCATGAACCATGTGGCGAAGCTGTTCCAGAGTCGTTTGCCCGTTTCGGTTTGGGTGAAGAACCAGGTCAGTGCGGCGACGACCGCACCGATGGCTACGACGAGCATTCCGATAGGATTCGCGTCCAAAGCAGCGCTGAACGCCAATTGCACGGCAGTAGCGGCCTTGGTCACCGCACTCCACGCCGATTGAGCGGTCTTGACGATGTTGAACGAGCCAGCGAGTTGCTTCAGACCGCCCGCCACACTTCCCGCGTCGGAGATCTTGCCAATCAAATCGAACGCGGCCGTAGCGGTCTTCTCCACACCGGAGGCAGTCGCGGAAATGGCCTTCAGTCCACCGGAAACTGTCTTCAGCCCGGCCGAGACGATATCCCAGCCTTTGACCGCGAGCAATGCAATGGTGATGGCTTTCAACGCGCCGGATACCAGCGCGCCGTTCTGCTGCGCCCACTGCCCGACCGACTGCAGCCAGCCGCCCACCGTCATGAGCACGCCGGTCAAAGTGTTCAACAGTCCGGCGAAGCTCTGCGCCGCGGAACTGGCGGTGCGCGCGCTGTCGTTGAAGCCGAAGGCCTGCGAGACCGCGGCCGCCAATCCGGAAACCAGCGAGCCCAATCCGGAGATGACGCCGGTCAGGCTTTCAAGGAACGGCTGCAACGCGCCCGTCTCGATGAACGTGTTGACGAACGTCTTCGCCCATCCCGCCGCGTTCGACAACGCCTGCGCGACCGAAGCGACCACTCCCGCGAGCGCGCCGGCGGTTGTGGAGAACATTGTGGCGGCTTCGCCGCCATTGTTGAGTCCGCCTATGAGTGATGTGATTGCGTTCCAGAGGCCAGTGAGTTGGCTTTTGAGGCTGGCCGTCGCCGAGGCGAGCATCTGGAAGCCGGGGATGTTGGAGATCGTGTCGCCAAGGTTTTTGAGTTTCGCCTGTGTGGCGGGTATCGCGTTCTCGAGACCTTGTTGGAGTGCCGCTCCGACTTTTTGCAGGGTTGGTGTGACGGCTGCGGTGAATGTATCGATGAGTGGGATGGCTTGGTTGAACAGGCCGCGTAAGCCGTCGAGGACTGGTGTGGCGGCTGTTTCTCCGAGTCGGCTCAACGCGGCTTTCACGTTGGCCAGGGCGCCGGTGAATGTGGTGCCTGCGGATAGTGCGGCGCCGCCTAGGCCTTCCTGCATGGCGTCGGCGAAGGTCTGGAAGTCGATCTTGCCGTCCGAGACCATGTCGGACACTTCGGCGCTGGTCTTGTTCAGATGCTTGCCGAGCATCTGGAGGACCGGGATGCCGCTCGACATGAGCTGGAGCATGTCGTCGCCCTGGAGTTTGCCTCGGGCGGCGACGGAACCGAAGATCATGCCGATGTCAGTGAGGCTTCTGCCGCTGATCTGCGCGGTGTCGGCCACGGTCTTGAGGATCTTGGTGAGCTGGTCGCCTTCCTTGATGCCGGAGGCGGACAGGCTGGCCGCCACGGTCGCGGCGTCGCCCAATCCGAACGCGGTGCCCTTGACGGAGGCGAGCGCGTCGTTCATGATTTCGGTGACGCTCGCGCTGTCGTGGCCGAGGCCTTTGAGTTTGGCTTGCGCGTTCTCGATGTTGAGGGCGCGGGTGAAGCCGCCTTTGGCGGCCAATGCGGTGATGCCGCCGGCGAGGGTGGCGATCGCGCCTGTGCCGACCTTGCCGATTTTGCCGAATGCTCCGCCGATCTTCGAGATGAGGGTGCTGGAGCTTTTCTTGGAGGCTTTGTTGACGGCGTCGCCGATGTCGCCTTCGATGCTTTTGCCGAATCCTTTGCCGGATGGTTCGACGTGGACGTATGCGACGCCTATGTCCTGTGCTGCCATCGTGTTTCCTTATTCGTAGGTTGGGATTCCGATGGCGGTCGGAGTCAGAGGTCGTCGTTGATGTGGAAGTAGGCTTTGAGCCGTTCCCTGTCCTCGCGTTGACGGCGGGTGAGGTTGTGCGTCGGGGTTGGCGGGCGGAGCGGGTCGTGCTCGTGGTCGAACCATGGGCGTTTGCGTTGTCCGGACAGCGTCCAGACCGCCTGTTCGGCTCCGTCGGGCGCGTAGACGGCGTTCTGCAACGCCATCCACGAGTGGCTCGTATGGTCTTTGAGGATTTCGCGGGTCAACGCCCAGGCGAGTCCCCAATCGACTCGTGGACGTTGGCCTTCAACCCATTCCCGGAAGCGTACGGGCCTGTAGATCTGCCCGTACGCTCGGATCCAGTCGTAGGCTAGTGCCGCGCGATTGTTGTTCCAGAGGTGGGCGAGGTAAACGCTTTTGGGTCCAGTCCGGATTCCTCGGCCCACGCCTTGATGGTCGCGGTGAGGTAGGCCATCGGACGTTTGGTCTTGCGCAGCACGTTCCAGAAGTTCGGCTGCATCGTCTGGAAGTAGGCGAGGAACGTGCTCACGCAGGCCGTGGTTTCCTCGTCGGACAATGCGGGCTTGCTTTTGATCAGGAGGATGGCCTGGACGAGTTCGATGGGCAGTTCCGCGTTGTTGAGGTTCGGCAGGTCGAGTTTGACGCCGGCGACCTCGAGGTGCACGTCGGGTTTGAGCTCTTCCGCATCGGCAAGGTCCACGTCCACGACATGGTAGGTGTTGTCGCTCATTTCGTCTCCGTTTCATGGTTATCGGCGGTTATGGGTAATGGTCCCGTGCGGTCGACCGCCATCGGCCGCACGGGAAGAATCAATGGGTCACTTGGCGTCTTCGGTGACGAGGCCCCATGCGTGGAACTGTTCGCCGTTGGTGCCCTTGAGCATCTTGAACGTCATGCTGAAGTTCATGATCTCGCTGGATTTCAGGCTCACGTCGTCACGGTCGGACACCTTCGCGTTGGTGCCGTACAGGAGGAACGGACGGTCCTGCTGGTCGAGCGCGACCAATACGAGGATCCACTCCTTCTTCAGGCCGGCGCCCTTGATGCTGATGCCGCCGTCGGATTCCACATCCACGTCGAAGTAGGCGGACACCACGTCCTTGCGTCCCTCCATGGCGGCGAGCTGGAGCGTCCAGTAGCCCGGATCCGTGTCGGACAGCACGATGTCGCCGTTGTGGGCCTTGTAGTCGGTGCTGTCGCCCGGTTCCGGATGCAGTACGGCGCCGTCCTCCGTGGAGTAGCCGATCGGCTTCTTGCTTGCCGGCGGGGTCCAGGCCACTCCGGTCGGAGCCACGAACGTGCTGTCGCCCTTGGGGAACAGGAACAGCGCGTAGTTCTTGATCAGGCGCACGTTGCCTGCGGTGTTGCCGCTGGACACGTACCCGTAGTCGGTCGCGCCCTGCGCGGCGACGGTGGTTTTTTCGTTGTTGTCAGACATTCGTCTGCACCTTTCCGTTCTTCGCGTGTGGCGGCACGTTGTCTTTGGTTGTGTTTCAGTTGACGGTGACCTCGAGCAGGAGCACTCCGTACGCGCACACCAGCCTCTTGTCCTCGTCAGTCATGCGTACCGGCCCGGATTCGAGTGACGCGTCGATGAGCGGCGCGACGTTTCCGAGCCCGATGATCTCCCTCGCGATGTCGGCCCACAGGCGTGCGGCCTTGTCCCAGTCGCCCGTATGGTCCTCTCTCATGCATCGCACGCTCAGCCGCAGCCGCACGTACTGCGAGATTGGGGTGCTCATGCCTTGCATGGAGTCGGCCAGAGTGGCTTCGGTGAAGGGAGGTTCGAGGTCGCTTCGTTCGATGGTGTCGAACGTCACGTCCGGGAACAGTGTCCTCAGTTTGGGCAGGAGCAGGGGTTCCGTGCGCCGGGGAGTGACCGGGATGCTCATACGCGCATCCTTCCGAGCGTGTCCTCCAACGTGCCGTGCGCCTTCTCCACCGGTGCCGGGCAGATGATCGCCACGCCGCTGCGGTTCTTGCCGTCATGGTCGCGGACCATGCAACGGTCATCCTCTACGGCGGCTTCGGCCGCGTCCCTCATGCGCGAGCGCAATGTCTCGTTTTTGAGGACCTGTTGGCTGAACGCCTTGCGGTTGAATACGAATCTGCATCGTTTGGCCATGCTTATCCTTCCCGTTCGCCCACGGTGATGACGTCGCCGATGTGGCGTCCGTGGAGGTTGTTCCACACTTGCGGTTTTCCTTTGACGGGCAGGAGGATGCCTCTGACTTTGATCAGGTCGGTGGCTTGGATGCCGGTCGGTTGGTTTCCGCGGATGTGGATCGTGTATTCGGTGGTCTGCGGGCTGGCGTTCTCCTCGGTCTGGTCGGTGGTGGAGGTTGGCGCGACCATCGCCTGGAACGTGCCGACGCGGGCGGGTTTGCCCTGGATGAGGTTGCCGTCCGTGTCGGTGGTGGACTGGCCGCGCCACACTTCGATGGTTTCCACTAGGACGTCTCCCCCGTTGCCATGTCGACGCTGAACGCGCGCTGAGCGTTGATGCCAAGGATGCGTTTCTCGTCGTCGCGCAGCCAGAGATCGCCGGTGGGCGCTCCGAAACTGTATTGTTCGCTGAAGCTGCCGGTGGTCTGGTTCATCTGCGTGATGCCGCCGGGAATGTCGTACGGGTCGGCCTGCATGATTCTGCGGACGATGTCGCAGGTGATCTTCGTCAGCAGGCGTGGCCGTTCTTCGAGGAGCCGCCGCCAGATGGGCGAGCGTTCCTTGATGTAGTCGGTCACGTCCGCGAGATGCGTGTCGGCTTTCTGACGTTCCTCGTCGGTGAGCTTGTGCCACCTCCGTTCGAGATCGTCGGAGGTGGCGAACATGTCCGGTTCGTCCGTCATGGTCACTTCTTGTCCGGCAGCTTGATCACCCCGGAGGCCGCGAGGCCGGTGATAGTGTCATCGAACTGTTTCGCCAAAGTATTGAAAGCCGTGACGAGCTTGTCGAATTCATCCTTGGTCGGAGCGGCTGCGGCGGCCTTGACGATGTTGCCGTCAACGTTGCCAATCGTCTGTTCGGGCGCGAACTGCTTGATGCCGCCGAGGGTGTCCTTGCCGGCCTCCGGCAGTTCGTAGGCACCGGAACCGGCGGAGAAGGCGGTGCCGTCAGTGTTGACAAGCCGCACCTGCGCGTCCAACGGGCCGACAGTGTGCTTTTCCTCGCCTGCAGGGTTGATCACAAGCGTCTGGATGGGGAAACTCATCGTTCACCTCACTTGGTCTTGAGCACGGCGAACGCGTTCGGGTCGATGACGGCGAACGCGTACATCGCTTCGGTACGGTATGCGATCTGGTTGTGGGCCTTCAGGTCCACGCCGGTCTGGTCCGGGTCGCCGTAGGCGATAATCTCGCTGGTCAGGTCGCGGACCATGCCCCATTTGATGAGGCTGAAGTCTCCCATGAACGCGAGCACCTTCGTCGGGGTCGAGGCCAGTCGTCCGTTGACGGTGCCAGAGGTCGCGGCGGTGATGCCGTCCAGGCTGCCGGCCTGCAGGTTCAGCGGAATCTCCGGATAAAAGCGCATGCCGGTGGAGGGGACGCGCAGCTTGCGCAGACGGGACGCCCAAGTCTTGGACAATGCCACGCCGTTGATGTCGTAGGAGTCGTTCAGCGCATCGGCCAGGGCGTCCACGTTGCTGATTTCGTCATCGCCGGCGATCACCTGCACGGCGGACGTGCTCAACGGGTTGAATCCGGAAAGCGCGGTGCCGGTCTTCGGGTTAATCGCATGGTAGATCACGTAGTCGAGCGCACGGCCCAAAGCGGCTGCCTGATCCGCCTGGATGCTGCGGATGATCTGCAGCTGGTTGTCCTCGTCGGCCCACTGGAGTTCGCTGGTGACGCGGGTGGTGGTCTGCACCTTGAAGCGCTTCGCCACGACGGAGTCCACGGTCTGCTCGTAACTGTTCTTGACCGCGCCTTCGGCCACTACCTCGGCTTCGCTCTTGCCGTTGAACACGAGGTAGTCGGCGTCGGAGAAGATCTGCGGCGTGCTGGGGCTCAGGGACGCGATGGTGCTGGTGTCCTTGGCCTTGTTCACGATTTCGGTGGCCACGCTCACGGGGAGCTTGATCTGGTCTGTTTTCATCGCCATGATGACTTGTCCTTTCGGATGGTTGGGTTATTCGCCTAGGAGCTGGTGGATGTACGAGAGCTCTTCGGCGTCCTTGTTGTTGTTCTGGTGCGATGGAGAGCCCGTCTGGTTCCTCACCTGAGGCGGCTTGGATGCCGGATGCAGCGCCGCGTGCAGGAGGTCCGCATGCGCCTCGAGTTCCTCCTTGGTTCCGCCGCGCAGCAGTTCGGCCGGAACGTCCTTGTCTTTGGCGACTTCGGACACCCATTCCGCGTGCTGCTTCTCGGCCGCGGCGTCGTCGATCTGCTTGCGCAGCGCCGCGTTCGATTCCTTGAGTTTGTCGATTTCGCTCTTTCCGGCGTTCTCCATCTCGTCGAGTTTCATGGCCTTGGACTTGAGCTCGTCGTAGTCCTTGTACTTGCCGCGCTCCTTGGCCAGTCGCTTCTCGACGATCTGGTCGACCTGTTCCTGGGTGAACGACCTCGGCTCACCGCCGTCGCCACCGTCATTGGAACCGCCCTCGTCGCCACCGCCGTCGATGAGACGGATGTGTGCCGGGAATCGGAATCTGATGGACATGCTGCTCTCCTTTGCTGTTTCCCGTGGATTCGAGTTCGACCGCGCCACGGTGCGCCGTATGGTCCTCCCACGCGATACGGCGCATGGTCGCCGCCAACCTGAATGGCTGGCCGAGTGGTGGATGCAGGATTCGCACCTGCGCGGCTGTGAAGCGCCCGAGTTACAGTCGGGTCCATTCGTCTGCTCTGGCAATCCACCGAAATCAATGGTTTTTGGTAAAATAGGAGTACCGGAGGTCCCGTGCAGACTTGAAATAATAGCCTATTCGTGCGGGAGTGCCTCCGGGTTTTTATTGCAGCTCGATTTCTCTCATCCCGTTGTTGTCCAATAGGAACAAACGTCTGATCTTGTTTTTCTTATGCAGCGCGTTATAGCGGGAAAGTTGCGTCACCAGTTTCTCCGGAGCCGAGTATCCAGTGAGATCCACAATGAATGCATCCTTCACGACACCATGCTGCTCGGCTTTGGATACCGCTTTTGAGATGTTCTTCGAAATGGATCCGTAGTCTGGGCGTTTTTGCCGAGATGACTTAACCTCGCACTCAAGGTCTTGCTCAATCCATTTCAAGTCATTCGTCGATTTGTGCCCCAAAGTATCGCGTGGAATCCATTCGTAATGCTGTCCGAGTGACTTGAAATGTTCCAGGAACACGATTTCATGCATCTCAAGGACGTCTGCGTCTACTGGGACGCCAAGCGCCTTCTGCCTTCCATCCCATCCTTTCTTGCTTAATGATTTCTCGTCGCGCATGCCGGTGAAATCATGTTCGACTTTGAAAGACGCACGTTTCTTCGGCATGATCCCGTCGCTCAATTGCTTAGGGAACTTATGACGCATAACGAATGTGACGGCATTCGCGTCGGCCGAATCCAACTTGATTCCGGCTTCCTCGGCGGAGGACTTCCAATTCTTTCCCAATGCGTTGCCGTTGATGGCTTGCACGGCCTGATCGTACATGGCTTTATACTTCGCTTGGTCATAGCCGAAGATCTTGTCCTTGCCCCAGCTGCACACGGGAATGCAACGGCATTTGCCGTTATGGAAAGAGCCGCCGAAGTCCGCGCTTTCCTCACTGGTGTATGCGAATCCTCGGCTGGCGAGCATCACGCAAAATGCACAAGGATTGGAGCCTCGTGGGACGCGTGCCCATCCAGGATGCGTCTCGTCGGCGTCGCGGTTGTTCTGCGTGGTCAATCGTACAGACCTGCTCATCATGTCGGCAATGAACTGCTGCCAGTCGTCCACCGTCTTCAGGTCGGGCCAAAGGTCTTCAACAGTCAGCCCGTTGGCGTTGCCATGCTTCAAATTAGTGTAGTTATGCCCATTCCAATCGGTTCCAGTGAAACCGCCTACCTGACGGTATAGCACTTCATATTCGTCGCAAGTAGATGAGACGTAGGGCGGCATTTTGATGCCGGCGTATTTCTGCCACAGGTTCCTGGTGTCAGTGTAGTACCTGCGTGATCGTTCGGACGCATCGCGGGTGTACCTGAGCACTATGTCTTGTCGTTCCAACGGTTTCGCGGATTCCATCGCGTCGGTGGCGTCGTCTGTCAGATTCTCAAGATCAGTCTCGTAATCCCTATGCAGTTTCTCCAGTTTCTGACGAAGCTGCGCTTTCGCCGGTTCCGGCAGATCCAGATTGTTCAGATCCATCCGTCACCTCCGAGGACGCCGCGCTTCTGTCCATGAGCTGGTCGATGCGTTGTTCCGATTTCTGCCGTTGCTGGTCGGCGCGTAGGCGGGTGATTTCCTCGCGGGTCAGGCCGAGACGTTCGAGTCCGACATCGGAGTCGGCGTAGCCGGTGATCTTGTCGGCGATCTTCGTGAACGCGTCGGCGCGCGCCGCGTCGGAGATTTCCCTTGTGGGCGCCCATACCGGATGCACGTCGCGCATGGAGTCGGGTATCGTGTTCGCGCCTTCGCGCAATGCCACGGCGATGCCCATGGCCCGTTTGAGTTCCCGTCCGAAGGCCACGTTCTGCTTGTCGGCGATGCGCGTCAACCGTCGTTCGGCGGATGCCATGGCCTCGGCGCTGGTCGGATTGTCCAACGTGATGCCCAGATAGTCGACCGGCACTCGGGTCTGCGAGGCGACGAGCATGGCCAAGGTCTTGAGCATGTCCGAATGGGGCGTCATGGACGCCTGCTGCACCTGATGCAGTTGGGGAAGCTCTCCGTTCTCGTCCGCGGTGATCGCGTTGATCGCCTGGATGAGACTCGTCCATGTGTTGCTGCTGAACGCGTCCCTGTTCGCTCCGATGAACCAGAGTTTCGGAACGGAATAGAATTCGGCCGACGCCTCCATGCGGACCACGGTGCGGAATCCGGCGTCGACGAGGCTCATGAGCGAACGGCTGATGCGGCTGTGGCCGAATGGCCGGTCCATCTGCCTGTCGTAGGCGAGCGCGACGGCAGTCGGCTGGTCGAAGTTCGTTTCGATTTTCTCCGCCCGCCATGGGGTCAGGTGGCCGGAGCATTCGTAGACCTTGCCGGGGAGCCACACGTTGAACGCGCAGATTCGTCCGTCCTTGTCGTCCTCGGTGATGGTCAATGCCGCGGCCAGACGGTGGTTGCGTCGGTCCCAGATTCCAGCGGACCAGTCGGCGGAGCGTGGGATCATGCTGATCCGGTCCGGATTCTCCGGGTCTGCGGCGATGGTCAGGAAGCTGCATGAGTGCTTGTAAGCGGATACGATCAGTTCTGACGTGGCCACGTCCAATTGGTTGTCCTCGAACAGGTCGTTGACGCCCATCGTGTCGTCGCCGGATACGCTGAACCCTTCCAGGTCGCTCAGGTCGCTCAATGATCGGACGGCCAGTTCGGGCCATCCGATCATCGCCTCGACCTTGTTTTTGATCTGGTCGGGGATGGAGATTCCGAAGTCTTTGAATCGTTCCTTGCAGTCGTAGTAGGCTCCGCGGATCAGGTTGCGTGGGTATTTCTCACGCCACACGCGCAACAGTTCGTGGATGATGGGCATGTCCTCGTCGTCGACGCCGAGGATGGTGCCGACGTTTCCGCTTGCGGTGTCGAGGTAGCTGCTGCCGGTGAATTTCGGAGCGACACTTACCGTTGTGCCGTCGGCCATGTAGAACACCATCAGAACATCACCTCCTGTCGTCTTCCCGGATGTCGTTTCGTCGTGAACGCCCCATACAGGGCGAGAGTGGTGGACACGAGCGGCGTGATGTCGACATCGCTGCCGAGTTTGTTCCAGGCGATCGCGCCGGACTGTCCAAGAGGCCGCGTGGTGGCGCCCTTGACGGCTGCGGCCAGCTGCGGCTGGTATTCGTCCCGTGGATGCTTGAGCGTTCCGGCCTTGAGCATGTCGAGGAAGCGTCCGCACGCGCGGCCCATCTCCTGCATGTTCGTCACCGTGACCCTCACATGCGCCTTCTTCAGTTCGGGCAGCAGGCTCATAGCGGGCGACTGCGCGTCGATGACCACGCTGGCGGTCTTCGGCCAATGTTCGGCGAGCCAGTCCACGGCCCACATGGTTCCCGCCTGCCGTGCGTCCTTGATGTTCGCCATCTGGATGACGGCCGAACCGTCCGCGTACCGTAGCGCGGCTCCGATGGTCAGCACGCTCCTGTCCGGAGGCATGTCGATGCCGAAGCTCACGGTTCCCCCATCAGGCACGTCGTCGATGGCCGCGGCCTGCCACAGGTCCGGGCTGATGGCGTACGCGGTGGCGGTCTCATCCCATATGCCAAGCGCCTCGCGACGGAACGAATCCTCGGCAAGGAGATTGCGCATGCGCAGTATCGCCTGTTCGCTGGTGCGTTTCGGATATGACGGGTTCGCTTTCGCCCACGCGGTCCGGTCGTCCAGGTCGCAATCGCGGTCCGCGCCGAGCTCCACGTAGAGGATGCCGTCCGAATTGCCGGACAACGCGGTCGAACGTTTCTCCTCGAAGGCTTCGCACTGGTCTCCCGGCTTCGGAGGGTTACCCATGAACACGATCAGCGGATTCGGGCTCGTGTTCACGATCGGAATCAGGTTATCCAACGCCTTGATGGTGAGGATCTGAGCCTCGTCGAACACCTCGATGTCTGCGGAGTGCAGGCCTCGGCCGAAGCCGTTCTCGCGGGCTCCGAACATGATGCGGCTGCCGTTGGTGAAACGGATCTCCTGCTGTCCGTTCGCTCGGCGCACGTTCCGCACGTATCTGGAAAGTTTCGGATTGCGGGTCAGGTCGCACATATCGGCGAATGTCTCGTCGGAGGTGCGCGTGTGGTGCGCGGTCCAAATGACCAATGTTCCGGCGCGCCCGGCGCACAGGATGAACATCGCGGTTCCGACGGTGAATGTCTTGCCGATCTGTCTGCAGCTGGACAGGACCGCGCCGCCGGACCCGCATGCGTACTTGCCGTCGGAGCGTTTGGCGAACAGCAGGTAGAGAAAGCCTTTCTGCCAGAGGTCGTAATGGATTCCGGCCTTGACCGCCGCGCTGTTGATCAGTTTGAAGTCACTCGACGTGACGCCTTCCGGCTGCACGAGCCGTTGGGCGATTTCAGACAATCGACGCTCCGACATCCTCCGCCACCTCCGTCACGTCATCGTTCATGTCGAACAGACTGCCGGATTCCTCGGCCATGCGCATCCGTTCGTCGAATTCTGCAAGCTTGCTGCTAATCGACGGCAACGCGTTGGCCGGTGTTGAGGGAGCATGCAGAGCCTCACGCAGTCTTCCGACGATTTCACGGAGCGTGTCCTCATGGGAACCGTCCATCATGCGTTCGAAGTTTCGTCTGTCGAGTTCCTGTTCCGGTTTTCTCTTCGCTTTAGCAGGCTTGCTTTTCCTTGTCCGAGCTGGATTGTTCTTTTTCCGACGATAATCGGCTTTCTGGCGGCAGGACTTGGAACAGTACTTCTGCGGCCGCCCGTGGCCGGAAGGCTGGAATTCCTTGCCGCAGAGTTCGCACTTCATCGGCGTAATCCTCGCTTTCCGACCTTTCGTTGTTTCCCCTGTTTCCGACGTTTGAATCCGCGGGGAGAAATCGGCACTGCACCCGAGGCGACCGGGAGGGGGCATACCCGGGGTCCCCGCCCTGGTATCGGAGTCAGATGCCGAACGTTTTGAACGGCATCGAGCTTGCTTTCACTTCCTGTCTGCCAGCCAGCAGCGCTCGTGCGTGTTCGTCTGTCTTGTCGCTCTTGAACCTGTTGCATCTGCGGTGCGTGAGCCTGCAGTTAGTGAAGCTGTATGGATCACCGCCACGTGAGACCGGTACGAGCTCGTCGACTTCGGCGCTCATCGGATGTGGTGTCTTCAATGTCTTGTCGACTGGCTTGCCACAGATGGCACACACGTCGTATGCGGCCAGCACTCTTGCCCTGAGCTGTCTGCGCCGCCAGCCGTTGCTGACACGCTCGTTACGCCGCTTGCTCATGTGGCCTCCCCACATGTATGAGCCCCGGGGTGTCATGGATGCATCAATGATTATCTTCGCCGTTGGCTTGCTGGAATGCCGGTATAGGGGCTCCCGTATATGGACACTCCCGTGTCTTGTAGGGGCTCCCCATCATCTGCGAATACCCCTACCCCGGGTTTGTTTCATGGGGGCCTTCGGCGGGATTCGAACCCGCGTCCACACGTGGCCACAAGGAAGAGAATCCAATAAAGACTCGCGGCCGGTACGATCTACCACTGATTCCTACGAAGGCATACCGGCAGGCGGATTTGAGCATCACCGCATCACGGAAGCACGGGATTGGCTTGCCTGCCACATTGGGGTATGTCCACTCTGACGGGAGTGGGCGGAGCGTGTCCGATATGCCGTTCGGACAGGACGGGACTGCAACCCAGGGAGTTAGGAGAATCCATGGCGGATATGAAAAGGGTTCAAACCAAGTCACCTCGGTTTGAACCCTCTAATCCACTGACAATTCTGCGTTGCACTTTCGATTTTGTCAAATCGAATCGCGGCGCAGCACCTGCCGATGCACGTCCGAAAGCCTGTACAATGGCCGTCCCTTATCGTTCTCACCGGCCGGCTGAAGCCTGCCACGCTTACGCCACGAGCGAATCGTATTCGCATTGCACTGGAACCCGCATTCGCGCAGCAGCTCAGCACACTCCCCCGCCGTGAACGCCCTGCCCGATTCGATGCACTCCCGCAGGAAACCCAATCGCACATCGACCACGCGATAAGCGTTGCCACACACCGGACAATCAACGCTCACCGCGCCGACCTCCGCACTCAGCTCCACTCCACACAGAGGATTCAGGCACCTGCCGATGCCGTGCCTGGATGGTGGCACGTCGATGATGGCCAGCGTCTTGCGCGCCAACCGCTCCCAGTCATGCCAGATCAAACCGATGTCCGGCAGTCGGTTCAACCGCTGGCATGACCAGCATGCCTTGAGCATGTCGACGATGGACGGGACCGCGATGCTTGTGGCCCATGGCATGGCCGGCGGCGCATACAATCGACACCACAACGCCGTCACCGCATCCTCGATCTCCTGCAGATGGTCAACGACCGAGAGTCTGATCGGCGTGGGCGCGGACTGCAGGTTGACACGTCCAGGCTGGTGGCCTCCGTAATGCGCCGTCGAATCCAGGAACTCGCGCAGGGCTTGGATCCATGACGGATAGTCGTGGATCCATCCCCTCAAAGCGGTCTCGCACTTGTCGCACATCGTGGCCTGGATACGGCACTCCCCGCCGCACACTCGGCACATGCCGGCGAGCGCTGGCTTGTTTTGGTTGTTTTGTGGTGGTTGTGTCTGGTTTGGTGTTGGTTGGGATTCGTTGTTTTGTTCGTTCATTTGTTCGATTCCCTCCGGCGTGGTAGTCTTCTGGTGGTGTCAGGAGCCCGGCCGGAAGGTCGGGTTTCTTGTTATTCGTGGTGTTGTTGGATGATCGCTTTGATTTCCTCTTTGGGAACTTGCGGCACCAGTGGAGCGATCTCATCGAGGCTATATCCGGCCTGATGCCATTTGACGATCATGTCCATGAGTGGTTTCTTCACTTTCATTTCGTTTCCTTCTTTGTTTTGGTTGTGAATGTGACTAGTCCGGTCTCGGCATGGAATACCTTGACCGGTTCGCCAGTTCTCAAGGACATGGCCTGCGCGTAGTCGCCAGCATCGTCGATGTTCTCGAACGTTCTGACACCTTCCGTGGTGACGACGTTGTAGCTCATCTTGCCGGCTCCTTGCCCGCTACGCTCACATGGCTCCAGTCGCAGGACAGGCCGGCCTGCTTGCCGTTCGTCGAGTAGACGACGCAGTCCACTTGCCTCGTGTCGGTCAGAGTGATGACGCATTCACTGAAGTCGTCGTCCATGTCGGAGCACTGCGAGTCGACGGACCTGACCGCATGCGCTGGCGTTGAAGGCTCCGACGCGCTTCCGCATCCGGCGAGCGCCATGCATATGACGGTGATGGCGAGTGTGATGCGTGTTGTCTTTCTCATTTTGTTTCCTCCTAGTGTTTGCGCCATTCGCCGTTGGCGTATCGGTTCCATATGCGGAGCGCGGTTCTGATGTCGTCGTCCATGGTTTTGAGCAAAACGGCGTTCTGGCATCCGTGGCATTCGGCGATCCAGAAGAAGCGGGTAGTGGCCCCGATGACTCTGGCGTAGCGTTCGATGCCGGGTTTCCTCGTGCCGCAGTATGGGCATGGGCTGGTCCTATGCCATTTCCTGACATGCGATGTGGTGTTTTTCATGGTTTGCCTTCCGTGATGACGACGGCGCGGATGCCGTCCGAGGTTTTGTTCGTATGGTGGCGTAGGTCGCAGTCGATGACGTGCAGGCCGATGCCCCGGTATTTCAGGACCGCGTGGACCGGGCTCAACCGGATCAGATCCAATGGGCCGTCCAACGTGACATCCATGCCGGTGAGCGCGATGCATCGCCGGCCGATCAGGTCGGCGGGATTCCGGTACTGCCACGCCATATGTGTCTGGACCGTCATGGCCGGCCTCCGATCCAAGCGACCAGGACGCCCGCGCACAGGAGCATCATGGCGGCCACGGTCATCACCATGCTCCCTTCAGGAGCTTGCGGTACCACCGATAGTCGGAGATGTCACGACGGATGCAATCACGCACCCTGTGCGAACCGGCATGCCCCTTGTACGGATCCTCGGGGCAATCCAGGAACCTGATGTAGCGTCTCAACGTGGTCAGGTCGAACTTCCTGTAGCTCAGCCAAGCGTCCGGGTTGAGGTTCAGGCGTTTCAGGAAGTCGATGTCGAAATCCACGTTCGTGCCCGCCGGAACCAGGGCGAACCGTTGCGAGAGCGAGTCGAGATACTCCTCCACTGCGTTCGCCACAGCACCCACGCAGTCGTCGTGCGCGGAGCCGTTCAACAGCTCGAACAGCAATCCATTGTCCGTGTGCATCGAGAACGCTATCGGGCTCATGCCCAACAGGTTGAGATAGTCCGGTCTGATGATGCGATGCAGGGATCCATACGAATGTTCGCCCAGCACGTCGGTGCATTCCATGCCGACCTCCAACGGCAGACTGTTATCCCTGTCCGTGCCGGTCGTTTCGAAATCAAGCCAGAGCAGCGCCTCCGGCTTCCCATTCCGGTCTTCGTCCTGTTTCCTCATGATTCTTCCTTCCAATTGCTTTGCCATTCGATGATCTCGATTTGAGTAAGCCGTTGCGCCGTGCCGTCATCCAACAGCCACCACCAGTCGCCGTTCCAGTCGCGTATCGGCACGCTGAGCGGACCACGCCAACTCGGGATGATGTAGCCGAACCGTTCCGCCTCAGCCGGATGCGCGTGCACCCAACCATGACAGCCGGTCGTGCCCGACCCGCACAGTTCAACGATGTTGCTCGGCAGATCGCGCATGGCCGGGTTGGCCCGACGGCGCAACTGCCTGTGGTGGCCGCTCCTGCCCGGCCAGACGCTCGGGTCGTGCAGGTTGCGTCCGCAACGCATGCAATGCCAGCCCTGACGTGCGAGCGCGACGCGTTTCGATTCCTGGAATTGCCGGTCGCTCATCGTCGCTCCCTTCCGATTTGTTCGAGCAGGTTGATGCAGGTCGAGCAGTCGCGTTTGATATCGCGGACGAGGTCAAGGTCCATATCGGCGAGCGCCGGGCCTTTGAGCGCGTCGAGTTCCAATCGGTCCGCGGCCTGGATGGCCGAGGTGAGGATGCCGGCCATGTGTGCGATGGTCATGGCGTTCATGCCGCCGCCTCCTGTTCGAACAATTGTTCGGCCAATACGTCGCCGGGCACGTTCGCGAGCTGACGGCGCAGCATGTCCGGATCCACGCCTTGGTTGAGCAGGTCGGCGACCTTGCATGCGAGCTCCATGTACGTGTCCGTGCCCTCGCAGGCTATCGGGCCGAGAACGCGTTTCACCTCTTCGCTGCCCCACGTATACCGGCGAGTGCCGGTTTTGGGTGTGGCGAATCCGCGTTCCTTGCCTTTGACGAGCCAGTTGCGGAATTTCGCGTTCCAGTCGGCCGAGCATGTTCCCGAGTCGAGGGCACGGTCGCGGAATTTGTCGGCTTCGATGTCGCAGTCGATGCCGAGCCTGTCGGCGAGCGCCTGGTGTTCCTCAGAGGGTTTCCAGTCGGCTGGTATTGGGATTGGTTTTCTCGCGCGCGCGTTACTCTCTCTAGGTTCTATATACGGTTCTTCCTTAGATATGGTTCTTGTGCAATCATGTTGCACACCTGTTTGCACACCTGTCCGTGTTTTTTGCACCCCTGCTTGCACTGCTGGTGTGCAGTCTGTTTGCACTGCTGGCGTGCAGTCGTGTTGCACTGGTGTTTCGGCGTTTTTGAGAGGTGCAGTTTTTGCACCTCTGCTCATGTTGAGGTTCCAGACGGTCGGCTTGTATCCGCCGAGGCCAGACACGATGCGCTGGTCTCCCCTGCTGATCAGTCCAGAGGATTCGAGACTCTTCAACGCATAGGAGACCGTACGCACGCTGTATCCGGTCAACCGGCTGATCGTGCTCCTACTCGGATACGCTCCCATGCCTTGAGGATCGGCATGGTCGGCCAGCACGAGAAGCGTGCGGAAATCCGCGTGCTTGATGTCCGGCGCTACACCGTAGATAACCCATGTCAACGCTTGGATACTCATGATTCGTCATCTCCTCCACCGAGATATGCGCCCTTGAGTGCCTTCCTCTCGTCCTCACTCACCTGGTAGCCAATCCGTTCCAGCACGTCGTACCAGATGTCCATATCGTCCACGCCAAGCCGTTGGCGCCAGTAGTTCCAGCCGATGTTCGACTCCCAGCGGGCGGCCAGGACATCGAGGATGCGCAGCGGCCTGTCCTTCAACACCATGCGGATCGAGTCGAGGTTCTCCTTGCACTCCAACGACCAGTGCTCGTCGTCATGCTCGGTGATCGGCAGGCTCCAGCCGAACGCGATCAGCTCCCTGATGACGTCCTCGCCCTTGTACGACTGGTACGGAAACACGCTCCTCCAGCCAACCGTGCCCGCGAGCGCGAGCCGGCATATTCCCGTTTCCGCGTGCTCGTGAGTGAGCGTATGGAGGTTGTCTTTCAGCCATGCGGTGCGGTTGGCTTTGGCGATCGCTTCGAATTCGCGGGCCTGTCGGTTGAGTTCCCTGCCTCGCGCCTTGATGGCATTGTCCTTGTCGGTCTTGGCCTTGTCTTTTTCGAGCTCGTCGGCCGATATGGGCGTGTATGTGCAGAACCAGTATTCATACGAGTACACTCTGGCTTCCGGCCAGTCGGATTCCCTGGTGAACGAGGTCCAGAAGTCCGTGTTGATATCGGAGAACGAGTGGGCGGCCTTGTAGCCGTGCGGATGCCAGTTCCAGAAGTTCTTTCCGTCGGGGAAACTTTCGACTTTGATTCCGGCTTTGGCGAGCGCCTCCAGCGCCTTGTCGTGCCATGCGGTCTTCCTACGTTCCCGGGAGAGCCGCTGGTAGGTCCAGTCGAAATCGTCGGCGCGGGCGAGCTCACGCTGCATGTCCGGGTCGGATTCGAATTCGGCGAGCTTGTCCAACTGGTCGAGCGACAGTTGGCTGAAATCGGCGGACATGTCGCGCGTCTCCTGCGGGATGCGGGCGATCCTCAACCGTCGGCGCACGAACCGGTCGCTGCGTCCCGTCTTCTCGGCCATCTCCTTGACCCGCACGCCCAGGTCGAGAAGCCCTTGGTAGCCGTCGGCCTCCTCGATGGGCGTCAAATCGGAGCGTTGCGAGTTCTCGACCAGCATGACCTCGCGTTCCCTCCGCGCGTCCATCCTTTCGATGATCGCCGGCACGGACTCGAGTCCGGCCTGTTTGGCGGCGGCGAGCCTGCGATGGCCGATGACGACTCGGTACTGCGCATGCCCGTCGATGTCGGTCTCTCCCGTCGGAGTGACCAGGAGAGGCTGTTTGATGCCCTGCGAGCGGATGCTCGCCTCCAGATCGGCCACGTCGCCCACCTGCCTGCGTGGATTGTTCGGATTCGGATGCAAATCCTCGACGGGCAGATCCTCTATGGTGATGCCCATGATTCCTCCTTAGAATTCCGGTTCGGATTCCGGCTTGCCGAAATCACCGAACGATGCCGATTTGTCCTGTGGCTGACCCCACGGGTCGGACGGCGGAAGCGAGGTGCCGGCAGCGGTGGCCCCGCCCGTATAGCCCGCCGGAGCGGAGGACGGATTGCCATACGCTCCAGCCGTGCCACGCTGCGCCTTGGCCACCTGCGCGGTCGCATAGCGCAAGCTCGGCCCGATCTCGTCCACCTGCAATTCCATGGAAGAACGCTTCTGATGCTGCTCGTCCTCCCACGAATGCTGCGTCAGCCTTCCCTGGGCGATCACACGCATGCCCTTGGCGAGACTATTGGCACAATGCTCCGCCAAGTCACCCCACACCGTGCAGCGGAGGAACAACGCGTCCCCGTCGGTCCACTGATTCGACTGCCTGTCGAACGTGCGAGGAGTGGACGCGATCGTGAACCCAGCCACACTCCTGCCGTTCTTCGTCGACCTCAACTCAGGATCCGCGGTCAGATTGCCCACCACCGCGATAATCGTCTCACCAGCCATTAGGACCTACCTTTCACGGCGAGAGTCTTGATGATGCGGATGGTCTCGCCACCATCCCTGGTCTTCACCATGTGCGACAACTGAGCCTTCGCGCCCTGATGGAAACTGTCACCAGGAATCACCTCCAACACCGGAGACGCCACCTCGGACACGAACCGGCCCACCAGTCCGTTGAAACGCACGCCCAACGATTCGAGGATCACCAGCTCCTTCCACGCCTCGGCCTCCATCGCCCGACGGCACGCCTCAGCCACCGCCCTGTCGCCACGCGTCATCCCCTCCATGCCGACGTCCTTGACCGGAGCGTTCGGACTGAAATGCCAATGCGGCAGAATCTCCTTCATCGGTTCCTCCCTTGACCTTGATTGATTGATACGAGATTGATTGATACAAGCCGGACCGCTGGGCGCCATGACAGCAAAGAAGCACGCCCATCGTTCCCACATCCCCAAGAAAGCTGAACGAAGCGGGGATGCGGGCGGCGTTGACGGTCCGGCCAAGCGCCGGCGGCGGGATTCGAACCCACAGCGGACGGCGTGACGGCGGAAGACGTGAGAGTGAATGCGTGAAATGCAATGTGAGATGAAGGGACCCACGCCTCCGCCATCCGTCCGCGTCCTTGTACGCCGGCTGATACGGTCAGACGTCGCCATCCACGTCATCGCGCGGAGCGAACCTGACCGTCAGCCACAGGGCCGTGGCCAGATACACGCCCTCAACCACAAGCGCGCCCGTCAGACCGCCGCCATGCCAGGTGAGCATGAGCGTCACGCTCACGACCAAACCGACCACGGCGGCCGCGAACTTCACACGACGCAGCGTGTAGTTCGGCCTCCCCTTTTCGAACCTGTCCTCAATGCGATAATCGTTGTCCGTCATCTTGCGCCTCCGATGCTTTGAATGAATTTCCTTGCCTGGTCTTTCCCGATGCTCGCCAGCTCCTGGCTTCCGTCGACGTCGAGTGCCATGAGGCTGGCGCCCTTGCCCGTGACGCGAATCGCGTAGCCGGTCAAACCGAACATGATCACCGTGTCCTTCGGCGGTACGGGTGGTGCCAGCAGCGTTTCCACGTCGATTCTCCTGAGTGTCATCACAGCTCCTTGTTGATCGTGTCGATGATGAGGTCCACGAGACCGGTGACGTCGAGGTCGATGTAGCCGACGATGTGGCCGAGCGACCTCATGGCCTCCGCATCCACGTCCTTGAATGGGTGGACTATTTCGCCCTGGGTCTCGAACTCGTCGAACACTGCCTGCACGCAGGCCTTGCGAATCGTTTTCATGCCGACTCCTTTCCCTCGTATTCACATGTGCTCTGGTAGAGGTGTTCCTTGAAGTAGGCGATCATCGGCTCCTTCGGATACATGACGGTCCGTCCGACCTTCACGAACTTCGGACCGATTCCCGCACCACGCCAGTACGCCAAGGTGCCCTCCTTGATGCCGCAACGGTCCGCGATGTCCTTCGTCGTGTTCATCGGTTTCAGGACCTCAGCGAGCGCAGCGAACGTCGTATCGTCTTCCATCACGCGCCTCCTTTGCGTGTGTAATGCCGGGCGGCGTTAGGAGAACCGCCCGGCCCCCTCCTAAAATCGGTGTCATCCCGCATTTCCGACGTGCGGGCCGAACAGTTAGGAGAAGAATCAATGGATGGATCCGTATTGGCCGCATGGGCCGGTGCCGCGGCCTCGCTGTTTGGCGCCGGATTGACCGTTTGGTGGCCATGGCATAACAGGCCGCAGGCGGACTGGACCCTGCTGGAACACTCGACGAATCCTGAATTACCGATTTCCTCAACGGTGCCCGGATTTTCTGACTGGTTGGAGTCTCGAGACGAGGCCGAGCCGGATTCCGTCTGCTCCGTGTACAATTCCAGTGACGGCGACGCGTACGACGTCTCAATCGAGGGGATTGGATGCAAGGCGTATTTCCTGCTCCTGAGACCCATCGGCGACAACACCGAGTTCATGACTCCGAGCAGCATCGCGCAATTCAAAGCGGCCGACCGCGCGTATATCATCATGCACGCCGATGAGAAAGCCGATGTCATAGCGATACGCCTCCATTGGACGAAGCAGCCGACGCATTTGATGCGCCGCGTGTTCCGTTCCTATTCGATTCATGGGTCGCTCCCGGAACAGCCGCGTCATCCGATACCGGAAACGAGACGGCATTTGCCAACTCTGACGAGATACCGGTTCGAACATTCGAGACTGGGATTATGGTTATTTGCACATCCCCGACTGCATCCGCTTTCCCGGACTCTTGACACTCCCCCAACGACAGGATCCAACCGATCGGATCAAGATCGACGAGGATCCGAAGCAAAGCCAGGGAAAGACTGAACAAGCCAGCAGTAAGCGATATGCATGCCGGCAGCCATGTCTCACTCATCACGCACCCGCTTCCTGTGTTGGTTTCGCGAGGAACAGTTTGGCGAAATACGTCTGCCCCTTGCCGGTCATCTTCGGCGTCTTGTTGATCGTGGTGTGCCCGTCCGAGTGGCTGATGGTCGTCTCCTTGATCTCGAACAGGTGAAGGTCCATCGCCTTCTGTGTAGGCATGTTCCAACTGGAACCCTTGGCCTTGATGAGCCATCCATGCTCGCGAAGCCAGGCGAACAGGCGCCGTGGGCCGATGTCGATGCCGTTGCCTTTCAGGATCTTCGCGAAATCGCCCACAAGAATGGACGTCCTCGCGGTTTCGACCGCGTTGGCGAACAGGACCTTGCCTTCCTGGGCTTTGAGCTGTTTGGCTTGTTCGTCGACCTTGGATTGCAGCCATCGCATGCTGGCCAACGCCATCTGTTCCGGTGTCATCCGTTCCTGGCCGGCCATATAGCCGCCGTGCTTGCGGATGGACGGCAGCACCTCATGCGTCACCCAACGCTGGAACTCCTTGGCCTCCGGCTTCCGAGACTTCATCACAAGACGGTAAAGACCAGGCTCGGAGATGATGAGCGGAGCTTTACCGCCATTCTGAGCAATGTGGATACTATCCACATTGGTGATTTCATCAGACTCAAGAATCTTGTGTAAGTCCCTTGTATCTGTCCCGAGGATGTCGCATACGTCCTTGGCGACGAACCAGGGCTCCCCCGCCTTATCGGTCAGGGTACGCAATGGGGCGCCCTTGAAATCGAACTTCTGGATTTCATTGTTCATTGGATTCTCCCTAGAATCGAGTTTGTGAATAGTTTTCTTGAGGATCCGGCAGGCTGGGCTTCGACCATCATCGCCGGGGCGTCTTTGGCGTGGAACGTTCTGCAGCAGTTTCAAATCCACTCCATTCGCCGTAGGGACGATTTGTCCCAAACCGATTTGGAGCCTTTTCTTGATTCCACGTCGAACAGCATCGTGTATTTCCGGCTTGTTGGACCTCTGACGATGTATGACGTCCGAATCCCACCTCAGGCAACGTTCGGAACAAGCCCCTATACGCCGCTGTTGGCCAAGCGGTTGAGACCGAATCAGATCTGCCATACCGGCTTCACCGGCGAGAATGCGGTGCTGCTACTTCCCGATGATTTCGAGATTGAGTGGCGGTCGTCCCACATGTCGCGCAGTCATAAGATTCGTGTATCTCTGACCGAGATAAAGAAGGAGGCGTGGAACCGCAGCTCGAAGAGTGTTCGGCAGATTCGCGAGAGGGCTTCGAGGTCGTAACCAACGGTTCTGCATCAGTCGCGTTCTCGTGGCAATGAGTCAACGAATCGAATATGCCACGCAAGGTCGCACACAAACCGGAATGACGCTTCCTGCGGGCGAGATGCCATCCCGCATCAACGCCAGCGAGATAAAACCACGCATCACCGAAGCTGCATGGGCCGTAACTTGATTCGTCGGTGACCACATCGAAATAGTCGCCCTGCTTCACGTCGTCAATCCAGTATTCGGATGGAAGCACATCAAGGCATGGCCCTCCGTCCGCTTCGATGGCGCGGCATTTCCAGATGAGACGCTTGAAATCGCCAGCGTTCCCCGGCTCTTTCGGAAGGCTCTTGTTCATCCCCGTGCAACCATTGCCGAAGTCGACCCGTTCAAGCGGTTCACCTGGAATCCACTCGCGGACATCGGATCTCTTCATCTTCCTCATTTCGGATTCTCCTTTCGATTCACTCTTCGGCGAGCGCCGCTTGCTTTTTCGAAGCACTCTCATTTGAGGCCCTTCCTGCCGAGTGGGAGAATGAGCAGACCCACGCAAAGAAGGGAGGTGAGAATATGAGCAATGGATCCGATTTCGCGAAGGCGAGCGCCGTGTTCGGGAAGGCCGCCGAAACGTCCGATCCCGACGAGAGGATGAGAGCCCTGTGCCAAGGGCTTTCCCTCCTCGCCAAGGGATTCGATTCGATGGATGCCTCCATGGCATCCGCCGCCTACTGTCTCGACGTGCTCTCGGATAAGTTCTGAACGGAGTTCCTGTATCTCCGTGCTTAGTCGGTCCGCGGCCTGATTGATGTGCTCGAGAATCGAGCCCATGACTTCAGTCGTCATGTCGCGGGCCGACAACTGCCGTCCGACCTCGATGCCGATTCCTCGCAGGTCAAGGCTGGACAGGTGGCTCCTCTTGTCGCCGCCCACTGTTCCGATAACCGTTCGAACTGGTTCCTCGCGGACGGCTTTCCTTATCGCGCCCAGCATCGCCGGGTGCAGGCGTTCGAACTCCTCAACGGAGATCGGGTTCGTGGATTCGTCCGGCGTCTCGGCCGGAATATTGATGCTCATCTCGGATTCTCCTTTCGATTCATGCGTCGGCGAGCGCCGGTTGCTTATGGTTTGATTTGGTTGATGTCGTCGATTGCGGTTCTTTTTCTTCTGAATTTGCTGCAATGAAGATGTCAAGACCGTCTTGCCATTTCAATGCCGGAGCAATCTTGTCGAGAACGCGAATCGGCCATTCCCGTTGATTGCGCATGTATCGATTCATGACGACCCGATTGATTCCAACTGCGTCGGCGACGCCGGATTGAGTGATTCCAAGTCGAGCCATCCTGACTTTTATTGCCTGTGTCACGTATTCATTGCTTGTCACATCACCTCCATTCCCCGAATATTCGGGACTTTATTCGACGTTTACCGGATATTCGGTGAACATGCTTTCAATGTACTCCCGAGTATTCGGTATGGCAAATTCGACACGCCGAACGGCGTAAAGATGTAACTTCCCGAAAATTCGAATACAGTCATCGCTATGGACAGCAGTACAACACGCACCGATCTGGTGATTTGCAAATATATCAGCCAAGCAATGGAAGCCAATGGCATTACCCAG